GGCGTAGGTGTTGGGATGGGGCTTGGGTGGGCTCGAAGGTGGTAAATGCGGCGGCGATTCTCAGTGCCCCGGGGTCGCGACTGCCCGAACGAGGATGGGGTGCCCAGGATGGCGCGGCGCCTGGGCGGGGCCGCACGTGAACTCACGGAAAAGGGGGGGTGCGCGTTGATGCACCATGCGCCGAAGCGCATTGTTGCCCCCAGGACGGTCGACTACTCATCAGAGTAACCGTCGACCATCAGGCAGCGGTCGAAGAGCGGGCCGGCAGGGTAGCACACGGGCAGAGGGGGCATGCCGGCAGCCCAATCAATGAGTGACTCAAACTCGAGCTCAGTGAGGGCGTAGCGGTCGCAGAAGGCGCGATCGCCCTCGGCGGTGGGCAAATAGACCGCGTCGGACTGAGCGAACTTGTGCGCTGAGCGGACATACTCAGTGACGGGCCCGTCGCCCAGATGGTGTAGGACGCGCAACATAAAGATACGCACGAGAGAGACGTCGCCGGCGGCGGCGAGCATGCCTTTGGCCTTGCCGCGCAGATACGCTTTCGCGGCGACTGCGCGCTTGCCGACGGTCTTGGCTGCGTCGCCGGCACGGGAAATCAGCTCGGGGTGGCCGGCAACTGACGGGAACTTGGCGATGAGCTTGAAGACGTAGGGCGTGAGCAACGGCACAGGCGTGGGGTCGGACGGCGTGCGCCCGTAGCTCAACCACGAGGAATAAAAGGTGATCTCGTTACGCTCCAAGGGCTCGATGGTGAGTAGCATGCCGGCGCGCTCGGCAAAGATCTTGGCAGTGCTAGCGCTGAACGCGAACGCGGTGGCGAGCAGGCCGTCATCGCCGCCGGCGAGCATACGCAGCCGGCCGCGCGCGTCGTCGACGAGCTCGACGGCAGACGCAAGAACGCTGCCGGTGGTGACGGCGGGGCACTGAACCGAGTTGGTGACGCTGGTGGTGGGCGCGCCTGAGACGAGAGAGTCCTTCATGCGGACGACGGCTTCACCGTCGAGGGCGCGCATGGAGCCGTTGACTTCAGCCATTTCGCATAGCTCATCGTACTCATCACGCCAGGCGGGGTTGGCGCCCATGGGCTGCAGGCTGAGTTGCTGACCCAGACTGCAGTGTGAGAGATCGCAGAGCTTGAAGTCGACCATCCACACGCGCCAACTGGCTGGAAGGGCGCGAAACTGCTCAAGGAGAAGGCCGGCGCGCTCGCGCGTATACCCGAGCACGACGGTGACGACGTTGTGCTCATCCAGGTAGTCAACGACGGACTTCTGGTAGGCGGCTAGCGCTGGGCCGACGGCATTGAGGTGCTCCTGCTGGTGAGGGACGATGACGCGAGGGAACTTGGGCATAGTAGGCAGGTGCAGGTGGCCGCGAATGAAGGTCTCGCTCTTGACAATGAGGCTGCGGGCGCTGCGGGCGAAACGGTACAAGGGCAACATAGCTTCTGCGATGGCTCGCTTGTACTGGACGCTGCGCAGGCCGCGAGCCCAGTCCTCGAAGGTTGCGGTCTCGAACCAAGGAAAGCGGCGGCCGGAGTCGTTGAGGGCCCAGAACTGCTGGTGGCAATGGATCAGCCACCCTTCGTCGACTTTGGGAGTGACAGACAGCATGCGGTAGACTAGGGTGCGGACGGCAAGGTGACCGTATCGCGCGGCGCCCACCAGGACGCCTCCGCCGAAATAGCTGAGCAGGCCGGAATTGGAGTCCGTTGGGCTGCTGCGCTCACGGGTGGGTTCAACCTTGATGGACGCGCCAGGGCGCAGCAGCAAGTCACCGTCGGGCTGCGGGCCGACGGGGAGCAGGACGGGCGAAAACGGGATGGGAACGTAAACGCGGCGGATCTCAAGAGCAGCAAGGGCGACGGCAATGAGGTCAATCGGCGTGGGCAGGGCGATGATGAGGACGGCGCACAGGAAGGCCATGGCTAGGGTGAGATTGATGGCAAGTCGGCACACGGGGGTGCGAACGAAGGCGCGGCAGCTGGCCAGAGCGCGACTGAAGGCGCGGACTTCTCGCTCAGCAGTCCAGGACGCGGAACCCTCAACATAGGCCATGGCGTGCTCCAGCCGGCTGTAGTCGGGGGTGAGCTCGGCCGCAAGGACCGACCGGGCTCGCGAGTCGATAGTCGCGCGCACGACCTCCATGCACACCGCTGAAGACAAGGGCATAACGCCAGTGACGAGAGTGGCGTAAGTGAGCGTGGCGGAGTGCAACTTGAGGTCGTCGGGGATGGTGGACCGCGCGACGGATTTCTCGATCTTGGCGCAAAGCAGGCGGGAGGCGGTGGAGTCGAACGGGCGACCAATGAGCATGCCGCCGCACTCAGCCAGAACGGAAGAGAGAACGACGCCGACGACGGCGTGGTTGCGCGACAGGTACGCGCGCGCGTCGCCAAGTGGCGCGGTATTGGCGATACCGATGGCGACGAGGGTCTGGACGTCGGTGAGGGCGTCAGGGGCGTTGGTGCGACGCGGCGGTGGCAATGGCACGGGAGACGAGCGGGCGTTGGCGTACACGTATCCATCGTAGGACTCGCGGACGCTGATAGCCACGGACCCGTGGGCAGAATTGAATCCTCCGTGCACGATCTCTGGTCGATGCGGCTGTGTGAAGCCGGAGTCGTACACGCCGCCACCCAGGTGGATGGATGACGTGATGAGGTGCTGGCCACTGGGCCCGAGGGACGAACGCCAGATGTACTCGGGGCGCCCGCCGCTGACGAACCGCTGACCGTAGCTCTGAGGATGAAGGTGCTCGATGATGACTGCGGTGTCACACCTCTGAAGACAAAGGGCGACGGCATCATTGCTGATGTCGTAGCGCGAGTCGAGAAAGAGGGCGACGTCGAAGCGGGCAGAGCACATACAATCGGGGTGGTACTCACCACAGAGATGTTGGCAGCAGGTCCAATCGCCAGGAGCTTCGCGTGAAACGAAGGCGTCGGCAGGCGTGAGGATGGGTCGGAGGCTGTGAACCTCGGAATCGCCAAGGGCGTCCTGCAGGCGACACCAGGCGGTGTTGCCTACGTCGAGGACGAGCGGGCGACGACCAATCTCAACGCTGAGGCGGTCAATGAAGCGGCGAAGGCGCAAGATGTGAAGGTGACGGCAGGTGGCGGTCACTGGATGCGGATGCGGTTGAATGCCGGCGTGCACGGCGACGCGAACGATGGGGACGATCGCGCGCTCCTCGTCGCGCGTGAGACGGAAAGGGACGTCACAGCGGTACGAGGGGGTTAGATCCTTGCCAAGGGGATCTGGGAGTGGTCTGCCGTCGTAGTCGCGGGGCCGTGCGACGGTAGACTCCATTTCGTTGGGGGAACGGGCAAAGAAC